TCACCCCACCAGCTTTTCGCCGTTGTTGGCGGCGGATTGGGGTTCAGGGCCTTTGAGGATGAAGTCATTACCGGGCATGTGCGGGAAGCCACGGAAGTTTGTGGCGTTTTGGAACTTTGCCTGACACGTGCCCCAACCTTTGTCACAGCCAGCAGAGATGTTTGCTGTGATGGGATAAGTTTGCTCAAGCACCAGCGGTGCCCAAAGAGCCAGCTTGTGCGTGCTTTGCTCAATGGTGTGGCTGGCTATGCGTAAAGGATGATTGGCATACGCGCCGGATTGGAACTCGAGTTTGCCGAAAGACCACCAGCCTGCGGTGATGTCAGCATTTCCTTCGATGATCAGCCGATTGGCGGTGTCCTTGCCGATGATACTCACTTGTCTCGCATAGGTGGCAGCGTTCAGATCAATCCCGCATTTGGAATCTCCCAGATCTGCGTGACATTGGTGGGAGAGTTGTCGGCCTTTGGGTTCAGAGAGTTTGGCGGCCAGTGAGCGGAACTCGGCGCGGAAGACATTGGCGTCTCGTGTAACTTCACCCAGCGTGCCTCGCCTCAGAAGCTCGTGTTGCTCCGGTTTTTGCCAGTTGACCAGATAGACCTCGACCTCCGCATTGTCCCAGAGGCCTGCGCTTAGGTCTTTTTCACTCAGGCTCTCTGAGGAAAGAAAGCCCAGCGCTTCTTCCTGTCCGGCCTGAAAATCCGATTGAGCCATGGCCTGCGACCCATCCAGCCCGAACCCTGGCTCATATGTTTTGCCAAGCAGCATGATGGGTTGATCATGAGTAGTGAAGCCAAGACTGAGGCCGGAAAGCGCTGTTAGTCGCCAACAATAGGCCGCAGTGGTGCTTTCACCATTCAGGTGTTCTTTCAAAGCAGCGTTGAACATGAGGATACTCGCGAGGTTAAGTTAGCTGAGAAGTTCGACAAGCGGGATGGACGGCACCTGCCCTGCCTCAAAGTGCAGGAGATTGATTTCCAGTTGGTCGCTCTCAAAACGAGCGGGTGTATCAAACAGGAAACCAGCGGTGACCACCTGATGGTTGGTGGGAATGTGGCCAGCTTGAAATTGGAGAATACCTGTCAGCGGATTGAGCAGGACATCGCTGCCGACAGTTTTCAGTTGGCCATCTACGGCGACTGAGAGAGTTCCGGCCACTGGCTTGGTGATCTTGCGTTGCCATTCCACGCCAGCAGCCCCAACCTGCTTGATCAGCTGGAAGGATGCGGTGGTGCCATCTCCGGTGCCGAGGGTGACATCGGTTGCGGAGGGTGTTCCGTCAAATGCACAGGATTTGTGGTCCATGGGGTCGCGGAATCTGAATCCACACACACGACCGCCTACTTTTTCGAAGAAGGAGAGGACGCGGTGCAGGTCAGCTGCGCCTCGCAAGCCGGTGCCTATATCAAAATGCCGTCGCGTTCCCTTCCAGATGGCGTTCCGCGTTTCGGCGCCATTGAGTAACCGTGTGACCTGACTGCGTTTTTCTACTCTGACAGAAGCCCCTAGGGAAATTCCAAGTGGGAATGATTCATCAACAAAACTTGGTAGCATTTCCCCCTCCTGTTTGACTTGGCTCAAGGCTGCCCCCCAACGAAGCATCTAATAGGTTTGACATGGGAAAGTTGTTTGCGTGATTTGCGCAGGCCCGTTGTTCATGCTCCTCCCTCTTTGCAAAGCAACGGTTTTTTCCAAAAAGTTTGCTACCACCGTCCGGTAGCAAAACAACGTCGGTCCTTGAGTCCCTCCTCTTCAATGCCGACGTCATAGCCCGCGTCGCCCCCGTCCGGTGGCGCGGGCCATTATCATCGCAATCTGTCCCTGAGATCTTTCAAAGCTGCGCACATCCTGTGTTGCCACGTTTATGGTGACGCTGGGCTGATTGCTGCCTGCGCTCATGGCAACGCCAAGGCGGCCATCACTGCCACGCTGCAAAGGCAGGATTGCTTCTGCGCCAGCTTCCCCCATCAGCCCCAGACCTGTGCCGTTTGCCGCAAACATCGTAGGGCTGGACACGACACCGCCTTTTGCGAAAGGCGTTACACTGCCAATTGCGGAGGAAATGCCTGCAGACAGCAAACCCTCCAGCGGTTTAAGGGCGTTGTTGAGAGCGGAGCTGGAAAGGTTCAGCGCGACTTGAGAGAGGATGGATTGCAAATCCTTGCCTGAGGTGACAGCGCTTTGCAGGCCTTTACTGAGTTCGGAGGAGAACTCCTTGGCCAGTGCGTTGACCTCCTGCATGGTCACTTCCAGTTCGCGGGCGTCTTCCACGTTCAGCGGTTCGTTGAAACTATCCGTCATGATGGTGCGGTTCCTGTTCGTCGGGGAACTGGCGGAGCAGATCATTCAGTGTGCTGCGAGAGAGGCTGTGTGTGTTCTGATGGCCCGGCGGGTTCAGCGCCATCTCCAGCTCTTTTGGTGTTGCCTGCCAGAAAGTGTGTGGCGACCAGCCCAACTCACGGCAGGTTTTGTGCAGCAGCTCATGCCAGGGCAGTAGGGTGTTGGTGATACGGCTCTGCTTCACGACTGACCATACTTTGAAGTGACATGCGGTTGCTGCGAAGAGAATGTTGCGACAAGCAGCTCGCCCGCCAGTTTGGCAAGGGCCGCTACGCCGCCCTCGTGGGAGAGTTCGGCAACTTCCTCATTCTCAATGATGAGCCCACCACCACGTAGACCTGCTCCCAGCACTTTGATGATATCGGCAGCGCGCAAGTTCCCTTCTGAGAAACGCTCTGTCAGCTGTTGCAGGGAGGTGCAGTTGAGTGTGTCTTCCAGCTCTGCCAGTGCACCGAGTGTGAGCACCAGAATGTGCTTTTGACCGCCAAGCTCTGCGAGGATTTCGCCGCGTCTGCGATTGACGCCCCGGCTATAGGTTTTCGATGCCATTGTGTTCCTCAGGTCAGCGGTGTGAAGGTGAGTTCTCCGGCAGATTCCAGCGAGATCTCGAAGGTGACTTCGGAGCGATAATCGCCGGAATACTCCAGTGCAGAGAGGTGGAATGGACCTTCCAGAGTGCCAAAACTGGGCAGAATGATCTGCCAGTCCCGCAGCTCTCCGGCGAAGAAGGCAGTGCGGACTTTTTCTGCCGAGGCTTTGTCGCGAAACAAGCCACTCCCAGAGAGCGATGCATGACGGGTGGAAGCGCCTGCCAGAAGCTCTCGCCAACGGCCTGTGCTTTCCGCATCAGTGATATCGATAGGGTTTGCGTTGAGGGCGAGGCGCCGCGAGCGCAGGCCCGCTACGCTCTCAAAGCTGCCTGTGCCTGCTGTGTCCAGTTTCAACAGCAGGTCTTTTCCGGCCTGTGCGACCATCTGTTTTCCTTTCGAGGGTTGGCGTTAATCAGAGTGCTGCAGCAGGACGGAGAATTTGATGCGTCCGTACCAAGTGCGGCCATCGCTCAGGCGGCGGCAGCTGGTTTCGGTCATAGTCAGACCCGCGGCGTCAGTGCCTGTTGCTGGGGTGATGCCCGGTTCCAGCAGCTCGTTGAAGATCTGCAGGATTTCCAGAGTTTGGGCACGGTCTGGATGGCGGGAGTAGATGCCGATGGAACCAGTGAGCCTGCCGCCCTCGTTCAGATGACCTGTCAGCAGCTGTGTGGTGACGGCCTCTAACGTTGCATAGGGCAACGTTGTGCCTCGTGGGACGCCGTCGAACACGCGTAGAGGATCTCCCAGATAAGGTTTGAGCGGTGCTTTGGCATGGATGGCCTGAAACAGGGCTTTGCGGAATTCAAGTTCCCCCATCATCGCCCTCCTCCTGCTCGCAGAGGATCTGCATGAAGGCATCTTGCTCTGAGTTTGGGAGGATCGCTTTGACCCTCAGGCTCTGTCCGTCCTGCTCAAGGCGCCAGCCCTCAGCCACATCTGTGCGGCGGCGAAGGGTGATGGTGAGTGGGTAGGAACTGGAGATGCGGCCTGCTGTTGTGGCCTCTGATCCGGTGGAAGCCTCCACCTGCCCCCAGACCATGGCCACTTGCTGATAGCTTCGGGTGACGGAGCCATCTGTGCCGTTGGTGGTTTCAGGGCGGAGCAACAGCATGGGTTCGTTGAGTGTGCCTGCTGCTCTCATATTCTGAGGACCTTATAGGGAGACAGAGCGGCCTCAAAACCGTGGGGCATGAGGCCTGTGAGGCGGGTTTCCTCCAGCATGGAGCGGCGCTCATACCAGAAGCCGACCAGCATCAGGATCGCGGTTTGCAGGCCTGCGGGAACAGCCGTTGCCGCTGATCCGTAGCCTGCCTTGAAGTCGATCTCGATGCCGTTGAGGTCACGAAGTGGTCTGACCGCGCCTGCCTTGAAGCGGAGGCGGGCGGGGTTTCCTGCCAAGTCTACCTGATAGTCCGAGGAAGGCACCTGATGTTGGTTGCCGTCCTTGTCATAGGTGTAGACCTGCAGGATTTGCGCTACCGGGGCGACCGGCAGGCGGATCAGCCGATCTGGCGGCAAGTCATCTAATAACAGCCGCCATTCCTGTTCTATGAGAGCCCGCCGTGTGAGTGTCTCCACCTGTTCCCGCGCGGCTTTGATCAGGCGTCCGATCAGATCGTCCTCGTGGGTATGAGACACCCTGAGCTGCGCATGCGCCTGGGCGAGCGAAACCGGCTCCAGAGCCGGTGGCACTGTGAGTATAGCCGTCACGGCGGCCCCTCCTTGATTGTGATGGAAGCTGGTTAGGCGCTGAAGTTCAGCAGTTTGTAGGCATCAAAATCCATGATGCCGCCGCCGACACGTTTGGTGATGTAAAACAGTACGTTCGGCTTGCTGGTGTATGGGTCGCGCAGTACGGAGATGCCGACACGGTCCACCACCATGTAACCGCGGTGGAAGTCACCAAACGCGATGGCATAAGGGTCAGAGCCCGCTGTCATATCTGGCATGTGTTCTGCCTCTGTGACCGGAAAGCCCATGAGGCTTGGGTCAGCACCGGCGGATGCTGGTGGTTGCCAGAGGTAGTTGCCCTGCCCGTCTTTCAGCTTGCGAATGGCGGCCTGCGTTCTGCGGTTAAAGAGGAAACGGGCGTTGCGGCGGATCGCGGTTTTGACGCCATAGATCAGCGAGATCAGCAAGTCTCCACCATTGGAAGAGGGAAACGCACCTGCCTCACCGGTCTTGATAGAGCCAATGGAAAGGCCGGTATCATCCAGTGAGCCATGGATGGTGCCTTGCAGCAAGCCTTGTGGCTGGCTGGTGCCATTGCCGTTGATGAAGGCGGCAGACTCTTTTTCTGCAAAGACAGTTTCCACCTCTTCTGCCAGAATTTCGCCGATGTTGACGGCGGCATCATCCAGTAAGGTCTGAGTGACCGCTGGCAGAGCCGACAGCTCGAAGATCTTCACTTCCCGCATCTCAAACTTCATCGCGTTGGTTGGCGTGCTGCGGGCGTCGGTTTCGCCTTCCCAGTCCGCATCTGGATTGGCGGAGACGATGGGGCGGCGATAGGAGGAGCCGGAGATTTTGCGGTTGGAGGCGATTGAGCGGATGGGCGAAAGCGCTGTGATGCGGCGCAGGATGTCTGTTTCCAGCTGCTGCGGCACCAGATACCCGCCATCAGCGGCTGTGCCAGAGGACATGGCTTTCTGTTCCAGCGTTTTCAGGCGACTTTCCTGCCCCTCGCGCATATAAGTTTCAAAGGCGGACTTGTGTTCCACCTCCGCCGTTGGACTGTTCCCGGCATCCGGCGCAGAGCGTGGTAGGCGTTGGGATTTGAGCTGAAGCTCGTTGAGGTGGCGCAGCTGGCCATCAATGATCTCGTCCAATTTAGCCAGCTTTTCATCCAGCAAGACGTCTGAGCCGGACTTCTGTTCCAGCTCCGCCAGACGCATATCATTTGTCTGGATGTACTCAGAATAAGCGTGATTGAGCTGATCGAAGCTGTCAGCACGCTCCATAGCAGAAGCAAAATGCCCTGTTGCAGAGCCCGAAATTATGGGTTCCGCTGATTTTCCTGCAGCTTCTCTGGCGAAGTCTTTGGTTTCCAATGCTGGATTGCATGTGTTTTTCATAGGATTATTTTCCTTGAATTAGACAATAAAAAACTGCGGCTCCAAAACGGACACCACAGCTCGTCGGTTCAGAATAAAAGGATCGTCAGGAGACGACGGTCAGCCGGGCTGATGGCAGTAGAGGGAACGTGACCAGTGAGATCTCCCAGAGATCGACTGCCAGCACATCCCGTCTGCCGGTTTTGCTGTTGCGCTGGGCACGGCGGGTTTTGAAGCCAATGGACAGCCCATCCAGAATGCCCGCCTGCACCATGGCGATGGCTTGTCGCCCCTGCGCAATACCTGGATAGAGTAGCCCTTTGGCAAAGAGGCCGATGCTGTCTTCCTGAATGTGCAGCCACTTGCCGATGGGGTGCGCCGGGTCATGCTGCCAGAGCATTTTCACATCGGAGAGCTTTTGTTTTTGCAAGGTGGTGTGAAATGCACCTTTGCGCATAACATCACCGCCCTGATCGCTCAGCTCAAACCGGCTGGCATAACCCTCAATGGCGATGGGGTGATCTGTGTTCAAATTGCTTGCCTCCTTTAGTGCACTATCAGTTGTTGTTTTTATTGGTCCTGTTGATGCCTTCTGCCTTCGCCGCACGACGCTCTGCCAGTGCACCGGCAAGAGCCTGCGTGAAGGTGGCGAAGGTCTGTGCTGGCGGTTCTGTGCGCCGCTCGGTGAGCTGTTGTTTTCGCTCCTCTGGCGCCGCATTTGCTTTGTGATTTTGAGTCAAGAGGTTCCCTCAAACCATTTATGTCAGCTCAACATTTTCTGTGCGTATGTTTCAGACATCCATGCGCAGAAGTTGGTTGAGTTTTTCCAGTTCGCACATGAACTCTTCAAAGCGGCGATTGAATCGGATGACCTGTTTCAGTGCCCATAAAAGCATGGAGGTGGATGTGCCTGCCCAGGCACCAAGCACCACATGGGCAAGATCTCCTTTTGCGGCGAGCGCTGTCATCAACTCACTCATCCGCGCCCTCCGCGCCGTAGCCCACGGCCATACGTTTTTCATCGCGGCTGAGGAAGTCAGCGGTGGTGATACGATCCCACAGCGCTTTGCGTTCCTGTGCCAACGCTTCGACAGCATCCAAATCTAACTCCAAGGTGATCTGCTCACCGTAAGCACCGGAAAGCCAGTTGGAGAGTTCAGAGAGAACCCGGGCCGCGAGTGGCACCACAGTCAGCCGCCAGAAAGCACGGTTGGCCTCTTGATAGTTGGCGTAGGTGTTATCTCCCGGAATGCCGAGCAGCATGGGCGGTACGCCGAAGGCCAGCGCAATTTCTCGGGCGGCAACGTTTTTCAGCTCGATGAAGTCCATGTCCTTTGGCGACATGCCCATTTGCTTCCAATCCAACCCACCTTCCAGAAGCATGGGACGGCCTGCATTGCGGGCACCCTGATAGGAGCTTTCCAGCTCTTCCTTAAGGCGGTGGAACTGATCGTCGGTCATGTTCATGGCATCGCCTGCGCCATAGACCAGTGCGCCTGTTGGACACGCCGCGTTGTCCAGCAGGGATTTGTTCCAGTCACCGGCGGCATTATGGATATCAAGAGCCACCTGCGCCGCTTCGATGGGGGCAAAGCCATAGTGATCGTTGAGCGGATTGAAGAGCTTGATGTGCAGGACGGGCTCGATCTTATCGCCCGCCCCCTTGCGCAATTCCACTTTGCGCCCGGCCACCTGATACTCGTAGGCCTCCACCCAACCCACATCATCCACCAGTACCTTCATGCGGTCAGGTCGCAGAGCATGCAGCTCACGCGGCTCGCCCTCCAGCGACACGGCCTCCACATAAGCATTGCCGGAGACCAGCAGGAAGCCGTAGAGCTCCTCCAGGAACGAGCGCCGTGTTTGTGTGGGGGTGGGCTGGTTCAGCAGGTCCATCAAAGGGTGCGTTTCCAGCTCTGCATCGCCAACCTTGATGGTCAGTGAGATGTTTGCCGCACTTTCTGAAATGAGGCGGACACATCTGTAGGCGATAGTATTTCGTAAATATCCTTGATTTATAAGTGATTCATAGTTGCGCGGGGTCCAGACGGCCCCTTCACCAAAGCGCATGAAGGCCACGGATTTTGCCCGTGATGCTTTCTGCTCCGCTGCAGGTGAAAAAACTGATTCAAGAAGTCTGCGTAACCCCATGAGATCAGAGTCCTTTTTGCTCTAACTTAATGTTTTGATTCAAGTAATCAGATCGCCAAAGCCGTTGGCTGTTCTGCCTGACTTGAGAAACTGCTTTAGCTTTTCGTCTCGTGGATCTTTATTCCGAAAATCGGCGCCCGCATTTCAGCAGCACGCGCGAGCTTAATCCTCACAAACAGATTCAAGTTTGCGAGCTAACCTTTGATGCTATTGATGTTTTTAAAGTTTGCGCAGGCGTGGTTTGCCTGTAGGGCGGCGGTTCAGTTCTGTAATCGCCCAGACTAGCGCATCGAGCCTGTCCGGTGATTTTCCGTTGCTCAAACCACTGGCACTGAAGTCGGCCAGCTCATCTTCCAGTTCCGGAAACACGCCGCAGTGGTGGACGCGGCCCTGCTCATATAGCAGCGCTACGGGTTCCGCCCTGCGGCGTTTACTTCTTGTGGCGTGGACGGATTTAACGGGCACGCTTGCATCCACGCCTTCAATCACCTCACGTACCATGTCCCCGCCCTGATTGACCTCCGCCAGCAGGCAGTCCGCTTCCAACTCATGATAGAGCCGGATGGCCTGATCTGCCCATGCAGCGGGGCGCAGGCCCTGAGCGGTTCTGTCTCGAAGGACGAGCAACTCAGCTGCATCCGTTATGCCCGCTGCGATGATACCGCAGGCGTCTGCCGACTTGCCTGATGTGGCGGGCGGGTCGATGGCAACGACGATGCGCTTCAGTTCGGGCACGTGGCGAACACGGTTCATCTCGAACCATTTGCGGGCAAACAAGGCGTCTTCGCGATCTTCGATCAGCTCACCATCCAGCTCCTGCCTGCCGAGCCGGGTTCCACCGTAGTGCTCTGCCATTTGTTGCAGGAAGGCTTCAGCCAGAAAGGCGGCATTGGACCTGGTGCCTGCTTTTGTCACCACCACTCGCTGATCCTGCAGCAGCATTTTCAGCAGCGGGGTGGACTTTGGCGTTGTAGTGACCAGTTGCTGTGGCTGCGTACCAAGGCGCAGACCGAACTGGAGCATATCGAACGTCTCTGTTGCATTGCTCCACTTGCCCGCTTCATCACACCAGGCTGCATCAAACTGAGGACCGCGCAAGGCCTCTGGATCTTCCGAGGAGAAGGCCCTCGCGATTGCGCCGTTGGGCCATTCCAGACGGCGGCGTGACGGATTCCACTGAGGCTTTTGGTTGGGTGGATGCACGGCGAGCAGACCGGAAATGCCTTCGATCATCACCTCCCGGACATCCGCGTAGGTTTGCCCCACAAGTGCAATGTTGCCCGCTGGTGGACCAGCCCAAGGCTCACCGGCCGTCTTACCTCGCACCCATTCTGCCCCTGCTCTGGTTTTGCCTGCGCCGCGCCCTCCCATGAGCAGCCATGTGGCCCAGTGGCCTTCTGGCGGGCGTTGGTGGGCGTGTGCAAAGACCTGCCAGTTATATTGAAGGAAGCTCAGTTCAGCTTGGCTTAGCGACGCGATGAACTCATGAAGTTTGCCCTGCGCCACACAAGCTTGCAATGCGCTGCGAAAGCTGTTGTCGCATCTGGTCATCACTCACCTCTTCTGTGTTGTCCGCGCCATGGGCCTCTTGCAAATCAATCAGCATATCCAGCGTTTTGGCGAGGCTGGTGATTGCCTTTGCGGTGGCGTCCATCTCGCCCGCTGCAGATTGCGGATCGCCGCTGAGCTTTTTCAGTTTGGCTTCCAGTGCGCTCACCTGTTTCTCAAAGGCAGTATAGAGACGGGCGATCAGGCGTTTGCGCTCTTCTGTTCCTGAGCTTGCCAGTTGCTGGGCCAGCTCCCACTTGCGCAGCCACCCTTCCCGCCTGATCTTGGTGGTGATGGTGCTGCTTGGCAGGCCGGTCTTGCGGGCGATATCAGCAATGGAAATCGCCTCCTCTTCCACCATGCGGCGAACCACCTGCCAGACCTCCAGAGGCACACGCAGCCGCGCTGCCTGTTCCTCTTCGTTTTCGGGCTCCTGTTCCTCTGCCAT